AGTTGCATTTTACTTATCCTTCATAAACTGAATAGCAGAATCCCAACCTTTGGCGAATTCGTCCTGCATCATCTCATGATGCCAGCTGGCAATTTTTTTCTCGTACCACACCATGCACTGTGCAATGGTGACTGATACACCCATGATCATGGCAGTGATTGCCAGGCCAACAAATATTGTGTTCATCATTTCGCCTTCGTGATTCGTAAACCACCAGCACGCGTGGTTTCTTTTTTGCATTCCATGATTTTCTTGGCAGTGCTTAATTCGCCATTCTCAATCAGCTCGTACAGTAACGCATCAATGCTTTTGGTATCGTAGCTGTGACTGGTGCTAGGCTCTGTGACCATTGCACTGCCAACGTGTGCCAGCTTCACATTGCCACCCATGGCAATGGTCAATGTTTCGATATTGCGGCGAATATCTTTTTGCGTTGATTCGAGTGCAGTAATTTCCGAATCAATTTCAAAGTAGTCACGCATCGATACTGCCAACAATTCCTGATCTGTGCTGTAGTTATTAGTCATTGATGTTTTCCAATCGTGCTACATACTGATGTTTGTCTAACGTTACGCCATTGCCATAGTACATCGTGTTTCGCCACACGCGCCATTCTCCCTGACTGTCACTGAATAGAATGTTTTCTACATACTGGCAGCGATAAAATACGCTGCCATCAGTGCCTGGTGATGAATGCCACGCCACGCCACCAGCCATGAAACCTGTTGCACGTACCACGCATACTGTGCCAATTGGCATTGGGTATGTAGCATCAAGATAGCTAGTGGTTTTCAGGTGATTAATCAAATTACCCATGGTGCCATCAGCCTGGTGCACCATTGACAATACGTGCAGCCACTGTGCATCTGTCATTACGATAAACCGATTATAAATAGTGGTCATACCTGTGCTGTTCCTATCTTGTATAATGATCTGGCGAATACCTGTGCTCGTTCGCTTTGGGCCTGCAGTGTGTTGTTCCACTGCAGGCCGTGTTGTGCCTAGAAATTACCCAGCTCGTAATCCATACGCAAATCAGCCACCATTTTCATTGCGTCCTGTTCAGTGCTGGTGGTGAATGATTTGGCTTTATCACCTGCCACTACTTCCACCAACCACTTGCCTAATTCACGATAGACAAACCATACAAACCCGCGATTACGGCCGTGTGCCATCAGTTTTAGATTCTCTGGCATTGCGCTGTGCTTCCTTCCTTTTCTCATTCAAGGCCTTAAATATTGGTGACGTTAGCAGCATGATTATCATGCTGGTACGCGTTAACCCCTTATCTTCTGCCAGTGCATCGATGCTATCTATCATCACTGCTGGCAGTCGCAACATAATCATTCGTTTTTTATCAGACATTGAAATTACTCGCATTAAAATCAATGTGATCAATATCTGCCTGCAGGCCGTATTGTGCCAGCTCTTCTACAATGTGCTGTGCATTGCCCCATGTGCTAGACCAAACACCACCATCAGGGTTTTTCAGCTGCATGCACCACCAGGCACCATCTTGCCATAGTGTTGCACGCGTCATATCACCATCATGCCTTACCATTGCGGACCACACGCGTTTGCAGTTTTCTGGCGTGCCGATTACTTCGCGTTCAAAATACATCCGTGTTACTTCACTCATTACTTTTTGCCTTCCTGCATTGATTCCATAATCATCTTCAAATCAGCTGCCAGCCGTTCTAATTCTGCAATGCGTGTTTGCACAATGCCTAGCGCATCATTGACCATTGATAGCTGTGGTTTGTGGCCAGATATAACCACCTTCAGGTGATCGTGATTGTGGTCTGCACTCACTGCCACTTCATTCATGCCATACCGTTCAAAGTGATTGACATTGATGGTGTACAAATCTCGCACTAACGTTTTGTTGGTATCACTCATGTTATTCACCTTTCACTGTTTCTGGCAATGCCTTGTAGTACCACGGGTATGCTGCACTGATCAGTGCAAATATTCGCCGATTGTAGCTGGCCATGCCTACCTGATCATTGCGACGTTCTGCACGTTGGTACCAGAATGATAGTAGTGCGAATTCGTATTCTTGCTGTGCAGTCATTGCTATACTCCTTGCTTCACAATTGCGTCAATTTGGCCGCGGCTCGTAATCACCTGATACACCACGCCACCAGTCATGTACCGTACAAACAATACCTTCGCTTCCAACCATTCGCCATAGTGCTGATCGATGGCAGCTTGCACGGCCTTGGCACGGCCTTTTGCGTAAATCTCGTAAATCTTGCCATCGATGCAAATCATAAACTTTGGCACGCTACACCCCTTCATTGTAAATAGCGACGGCCCCAACGATTACTGTGCCCTGTTTCGTGTGTTTGGTCACCTGTGCGATCCGCGTTTCGGAATCAAACCAAATGCCATACTGCTGGCGTGCTGGATTCAAACCAAACGATTTGAGTGCAGCACTCCGAATATCAACCGCTTGCACGGTTTTCAATTCGCCACCAATCTTTTTGACTGACCACCACTTGCGTGTACCTGCCATGTTGTTCACCTTTTCTGTGCTAGTGCGAATAACCTGCCATGATTGTACATCATTTTGATATACATTGCAATAGGCAATTTTGGCGCAATAAACCCCAATCATGTGTACAGTAGATTGGGGTTTATCTCGCGTATTAATTTCGGTACCACGCGCGCCAGCTATACGATCAGAAACGTTATTTAATGATGTGTCTAGACTAGCAAATTGATTGTAACACACAAACGCCACGCATGCGGTTTGCGTGGCGGTCCGTGGCGTTTGTGCGGCGCGTTGAAGTATGTTCGACAAAACGATTATAGCACACTTTTACCACGGCGCAACAGGCCATGGTGGTGCACTCCAATCATTCACATTCACCTGTTTTGGATAATCGCGTAGTGCCTGACGATACACACGCCACTGTGCTACCTGTGCAGCAGTTAATGGCGCGTCTGGTAATTGCGTGTAGTCTGATTCTAGTAGTAACTCATTGCGCCAGTTTCGCACATCTCTCATTGCCTGCTGTTGATCTGGCGAATCCACTACATCACTGCCAGCTGGTGGCGTGTTGTAATAGGTGCCAAATTCATCTACATATAAAAATGCAATTTGTGGCACTGCCATAAGTAATCGATAAATAATCATGTTTGGCTTCCTGTTAATTGTGTAATGTGCAAAAATGGTGATTCGGCCACGGCACCATCAGCAGCAACGTTAATAGATACATTGCCATTTGGCACTACTCTGATTTGCAGTGTGTCACCAGTAGTGAAATAACGCACCATGGTGGCAACATGATAATTTGTTGATATTGGCGAATTGCCAAAATATCCAATGTTGGTGCCGTTGATTTGTCGTTGTGTAAACAACGTTACATTACCTGATGTTTGCAAGAAACACTGCACTGCATAATATCCTGTGGTTGGCATAGTAATTGTATCTGTTGACCACGTAAACCCATTGTTTCTCGTTTCGGTTTGCCATGTAATCAACGTGCCAGCAGTGGTAATTGCTAGCGTGGCTGATCGTGTAAGTGTAAGGCATGCACCTGGCGTTTCTACGCGCTGCAGGTCCTGTACTTCACTCATTACACTTGCAAGGTTATTGGTTATTAAGTTTGACATTTACTGATTCACTCCCATTACTATCAAACTTCATTTCTACACCTTGCACTTTTTGCGTTACTAGCGTGCCATTATCATTAATGCTGACTAAATCACCAAAAAAGTAATCACGGCCGTATTTCAAGGCCGCGTTTTGTGTAAGCTTGGCTGTATAGCTGGTGCGCTTTTTTGCCTGCAGTGCTAGTGCACTATCACCAATGCTGTTGTAATTGGCAGCAGTGGTACCAGCTCCCTGATTACGTGCATCTATAAAGTTTTCACGATTCGATAACCCCGTATTGAGTGATGCAGGTCTGCTGTACATGCCACGTGCCAGTGATTCGCCATTGCCGCCTAATATCACATTGGTAAAATCTTGCACTCGATCAGTCACTACTTGCAATTCTGCAATGGTTCCTGTAGGCACTGATAGAATTACACTACTCGTTCTATTGGTTCCGCGTTGCCCTAAATACCACGTAAATGTGTACGTGGCTGGTGCAGTCCATACCATATCGAAATCACCACCATTGCCTATAGCCACCTTCTGCATTACATCTAACAGATTTTGCATGCTACAGGCAATGCTTACTGTACTACCACCACCAGCAGTGGCAGCAGTGGTCATACCAGCAGTATTACCATTGATAATGCGTTGTGACGTGGTGCCAGTCACTGCCAAGGCCGTGCAATTGTAATTGAACAATGTTTTTAGAATTGTTTCGGCAGGCACTGCAGCAAACACACTTCTATTCGCCACGTTGGCACGGTATGCTACCACACGATCTGATAGCAGTGCCATCATTGACACGGCCGTGATTTGGTAGATTGTTTGCGTGCTGATCACCCGTACAATCTTACGAATCATGCCAGCAAATTCAACACTTGCAGAGATGCCTTGTGCGCTGTCTTGGCGTGTCACTGATACAATATACCCATACTGCAGGTACTGTGCGTTAGGTGACGTGCTGGCCATGGTAAACGTCAAACCACCAATAGCATTTACCTGCCTACTGATTCCCAATTGCAAATAATCCGTGGCAATGGTTTGAATCACGCCACTGGCATTGTAAATTGTCATCGTATAAAGTGGTGCCATGAATTACAACCGTGTACAAACAATGTATGAATCAGTCACACTACGTGACGCCACACTAGACCATCCCTGCAGAAAATACGTATTTGGCGTGCCTGGTGTTACCGTAATGGCATACGTGACGCTGCCGCGGTATGTGCTGCTGGTAGCAAAATTTGCTGCAGACGTTAAATTAAACCCTACTCCTAGATTTTGAATTAATGCCATTCGCGTGCCAGTGGCATTGCTATCATAGGTGATTTGAAAATCAAACTGATACACACCAGACTGGTAAATAGTGATTTGGCCATTGGTTGTATTAAACGTCATGCTACCATCAGCACTCGACACACCAGCAGCGTAACTTGCAAGTGCATAGTATGTTGATGCACTCACCAATGATACCGTGCCACCATTGCCCTGGCAGTACTGTTGCGTGCGTTGCTGGCGCGCGTTTGCATAGGCATTGTATGGTGTGATTGCTGATACAAGGCCAGATGCCACTGTTACCGTGCCAAGTGTAATATAGGGCTGTGCAGCAGTGGTTAATTGTGCACTCGTGGCCAGTGCCAGCCGTGTGGTTTTGGTGGCAATGGTGGTGCCTGCCACGGATCGCGTTACTGTTACACTACCACCAGATTCATTGGCTAGGATAACTAGCAAATACGTACCATTCGCCACGGCCCCAACAGCAATACTGGCAGTGCTGGTATTCTCGTATAAATAACCACCAGTAACAGTAGTGGTACCTGTGGCCACCACTGCACTGCCATCTGCAATGGCAAGTGTTGCACTCCCTGTACCTGATTGTGCCAAATAGCTGCCTTGTAATAATACTCCGATGCCTAACGTTTTTGCTTCTATTACCGTCATGCGTGACGAATCATAGCCTGCTGCAGGGCCATCACCCGTGCCAGTGGTGGCATACCCAATTGATTGTTCAGCCATGGTGGTTATACTCCTATAAATCTGTCATTGTACGTAAGCGTTACTGCACTTGCAGACGTGCCAGCCGTGGCAGTAATTGCAATGGTATTTACACCACCAACCACTTGTGGCATTGGTGCCAGATTAAACGTGGCTAGATTTGACGTGGCACTAATGTTTGCCAATTGATTGGCACCTAACTGATCTACTACTGTTTTATATCCATAGCGTAAATCAAACGTATATGTGGTGCCAGCAGCAATGTTGGCAGTCAAGGTGATTGTATCACCCGTGCTGGTGTTCTGAATAATCAAACTATTCAACGGCCCTACTGCCACAATGTTGGGATATGCATTCCAGGTGCCAGTATATGAAACGGCCGTATTTACACTAATCGTGCCACTTGCACCATAGGTTACAGGGTATAACCGCGGTATAGGTGTAGGAGTGCCTAAAATGGCAGGTGTACCAGCAATGATGTTCTGTACAGGGTTGTACCAGGTAGGATCATCTGCACGCATTTGCACAATGGTTTTCACGCTATAGCCTGATTTTGCATCTACATCGAGTGACAAACCACCTAATATTTTTGTGGCGATGGCACGCTGTGTACCATCAGCTCGTGTGATAGTAAGCACGCCAATCACGTTTGATGGCGAAAATATTGCAAGTAATTTATCTCTGATTAAATAGTGGTCTGTAATGTTGGTAGCAGTGATGATGAATGGCAATTGTAATACACGCGGATCGAGGCGAAAATCCACATCC